GAGCACCGCCAGCGGGTTTGTATCGTCCAGAATGAAAATGGATATTCTCGTTCTCTCCAAAGGAGAGAAACGCATGAGCATCAATCATCCTCACACCCCCATCAATGAATTACGGGCAGAGGAGGCTGCCGTGCGTCCAAGAATGTTCCCATTCACATAAGGATTCACCACACCCTTATTCGTGATACTGATATTCTGATTCACGACAGGCTGCGACGATATGACCGTTCCGCCAGACAGCTTTCCCGTGGCGTTGGCCCGGTTAAGATTCTGCAGGCCAATCTTTCTCGCGGCCGCGGCGCGGATGACGTATTCTCCATCCGAGAGCCATGTCATGATCGAATCGGAAGTTGAAGTCCCAGGACCAGACACATACCCCGATGGCCCACCTGACGCCAGACGCTGCACAATTCCACCATTCGCACGATGCACCTCTCCCCCGTGTGACAAACCCCAGTAGGATGTCATCGTGCTGCCAATACTCCCGAAGAAGTTCTTGATGTTCGTCCAGCCGCTACCGGCTTGTTCGGCGAAGAAGTTAGTCTTGTGCTCTTCGGGAACGGACCTAATACTCCCGCTTGCCTCACTGGCCTTATTTTTCACATCAGAATTATCGGCATTTAGTGACGCATTAGCTTTAGAACCATCAAAATGACGTAACGACGTCGTCGCTTCAGCTGTTTTCTTCTGTGCATCCGTATTGTCAGCGGTTAGCACCGAATTCACCCATGTTGGCAAATCACTGATTTTGAGATGCAGATTGTCAACATTCCCATCTGCTTGATCTGTCAGAGCATTCATCACTGTCTGCTTCTGCTCTGGGGTTGCCTGTAAACGATCCAGGTAAGCCGTAAGGTCAGAACTAGCAACATCGGTTTGGAGGAACGCATCAGTATTCACATTGCCTGGTATCAGTCCGAGCGCATCAGCGTACTTATTCGCCGCATCCTCACTCATTCCGTACTGGGTGAGAGTACCAACCAACTGGTCACGCATGGATTGAATCTGATTCTTGGCCTCCTGCACGCTCCCAGCAGTGTCTCCGTTCGCTTTCCCATATACCACCTGTGCTTTAGCTGCTTCCAACGCGCTCGACGCTGCCGACTGCATGTATTGAGATGACTGTTGTGACAGTTGGCTATTGTTCTGCAGGTTATCTCCATTGGCTTTCAGCGTTGTACTGAGCTCACTGAACTTCGCAGATGCGCTACCGAATCCTGCTGTAATCGAATCCTGAGTTTTGGAGTACTCAATCATCTGGTCGATAGTGTTCTTATAGGCATCACGTAGACCGTTGACCTCGTCTCTGACGATTTTCGCTGCGGATCCAGATGATGACATCTGATTCCAGAGATTTCCGGTTTTATCATTGAGAGCTTGCATAGCGGAGCTGCTACCAGATATTGCTTGTTGGACCGTGTCAAAACTGATTCCAGCATTCTTGGCCGCCTGAGCTAACGTCCCATCAGTGAACGCCCCCTGCCCGGAATTGAATTTATCCCAGAACCCCAGTTTCCCTTCAGCCCCGGATTTCAATTTGCTAAAGAAAGATTCTGTAGCACTTCCACCTTCTTTAACGGCTGCGGTGAAGTCCTCAATGGTGTCACCTGACTTTTCAGCGTCATCGGCTATCCCTGCTAACACTAGAGAAATACCGATACCGGCTGCGCCAAAGGCTACGCTTGCGGGACTTATGCCACCTAACGCGGAAGAGAGCCCGCCGGTCTTTTTCGCTGCTCCGGCTGCTTTGGTGTCGAGTTTTTCCACACTCGCGGCGGCGTTCCCAATCTTGGGCGAGGCCGCAGACGCGTTGCTTCCTGCTGATTCGAGTGACTCCGCTATTGATGCTATCGAGCTGGATTTCGAGAGTCTTCCAGAAACCATTCCACTGATGGCACTACCGACGGAGCCGATGCCCTTCGTCAATGATGACGACGCTTTGACCACCATACCGATCGGTGTGATGAGACCGCTGAGCTTACTGCCGAACAGTACGGTCGTACCCAATGCGCCTTGAACAGGGCCAGGCAGTTCGCTAAATGCTTTGGCCATATTAGACAGGACTGAAAGCACCGGTCTGAGAATATTCAGCGAAGTAGTGACCGTCTGAATGCCCCGAGTCACAAGACCCATAGTGGACACTGAGCCCCCCAGCTGCCCCGTAAGCGGGTTGACGGTCTTAGTGGTCCCGAGAATCTGGTCACGCACACCGGAAAGAGATTTCTTCAGATCATTGACGGTCTTGGTATCGACACCTTTGAAGCCTTTATTGAACTCATCGGAGAAGCTGCCCGTCTTGATGAACCCGATAAGACCTTTCACGGAACTCTTGATGTGTTCGATTGACGACTCTATGCCTTTGGACACCGAATCAGGCACGTTGAACGCCTCTTTGAAAGCGTCTGACACTTTGCCTGTCTTCATCAGCGCAACGGATCCACCAACGGCTTTCGGCAGCCATTTGAAGAACGAATCCAACTTGCCATTAACCTTGTCGACGACATTGACTCCCATGTCACCCAAAGAACCAATAGCGTCAATGAACCCCGAGCCGATGGTGGTTTTTATCGCCGCGAGCTGATGCTGCATGACGACGTATTTGCCGTAGGGGGTTGCCGCCAAGGCTTTGTTGACGCCACCGAAATTCTGTTCAAGTACCTGCGCCGCTGTCGCTGCACGTTCAGATTCAGTGCCGTTCTTGATGAGCTTCGCCTGATTGTCCGAAAGGGTTACACCGTATTTCTTTAATGCGGAAGCTGATCCTGTCATGACCTTGCCAAGCAGATTAGCCAGTGTCACACCATCCTCGGATGATGCGTTGTAACCCTTCTGATTCGCAATCAGATCAGACAATGCCGGCGTAAGAGTCTTAATACTTCCAGCGGATAGCGCGAATGTGCCGAGCTGAGCTTGTGCAGCCTTGAGCGTCCCCGCACTGATGACGCCTGTTTTGCCAAGATTCTTGTTCAGGGACAGAAGTCCGTCAACTTGTTCCTGGCTCCACTTGTTGTTGGACGCGATCTGCTGGAACTTGGCCGTGGCGGCGGATGCCGTGTTGTACGCTTCGATTGCTGACCTGCCGTAGTTGACGACACTTCGCACCCCGCTGGCGATGAGAGAGCCGATCGCCACGGTACTGGCTTTGATCCGCGAGGAAGCCTTTTCCATGGTGCCACCAAAAGAGTTGACCGTGGAAGATGCACCGTTCAGCCGCAGGGAGTTCAGACCTGACAGAGTTGATTTGATGCGTTCCACCGCACTGGTAAACACACCGGTCTTTGGTGCTTCTATGGTGGCCTGTTTAACATCCGCAACAGCCTTCTTCGCGTCGGCTAAACGTTTCTCCACAGTAGTAAGCGCATCAGAGGTGGATTGTTCCTTACGCTTGGCCGAGGCAAGACGCTCGGAAGCGGCGACGGCCTGCACCGATTCGGCACCGTTCTTCGCTATCGCCGCCGCCAACTGCGCTTCGGCCACACGCACTTTGCCTGCCGCGTCCTGCTGCTTGAGCCTCGCGGCACTCATCGCCCGGGCTGCTGAAGCCACCTCAGACTGCATCTTCTTCAAAGCGGGTGAAGCCAGGTCACCGGCCGAACCATTGAACGCGCTCTTCATATCCTTGCCGAGCGATGATCCCGCCTTCGACCCGACGCCTTGGAAGGCGCGAGAGAAGATGCTGCCACCTTCCTTGCCCGATGCCTGGACCTCTTTGGAGACCATCGACCGGAACCCTGTCATGACAGGGAAGATCGAAACGTGTCCCGAACCAACCTCGGCCCCTGCTGCACCTGTCATGGCAACTCCTCAACATTCACTCCAGGGAACGGGCTGAGTTTCGCCTTCGCCTGTTCCAATTCCTCATCGTCCGCTTGGTCATAACTTGGTTCTTCACCGATGCGCAGCGGTGCCGGCATCAGATACCCTCGCTGATGGAAGGCAGAGGACAACCCTTCCCAGCTCATTGGATAGTCCAATCCGAGATGTTTGGCCCCGGTCATGCTTGATGGGTCGGCTATGAGTGAGGCGTACAACGCCATTGCATCCCCGTAACGCAGCCGGTTACCCACGTCGCCTACCAGTGACCATCCGATCCTGGCGAAGTCTGCAGCGGCTTCTACTCGGTCGGCTTCGATACTGCGGAGGAAGCCTTGTATTTTCCCAGTGATGCCATCTGCACGTCGGCGATAACATCCGCATACCTGTCGCCAATGGCAAGCAAGGTGACCGACATTTCACTGTTGATCAATTTACGTTTGGTTGGATTCTCGCGCGTCAGCACCGATTTAATCTGCGCTAATGGCGATTCATGGCCGTCCTCGTCATCGAAGTAGTCAGCCCTCACTGCCAGCGGTAGGCGGTAAGTATGCCCCTCGTAAGTTCTCACATACAGGTTGGGAAATCTGACAATATAGCGGTTCTCCAATGCCTTGCCAGCCTCGACGATTCCCGCTTCATATGATTCTTCGGTGGCTTCTTCAAAGTTGAGATCATCTGGAATATCGTTCTTCTGTACCATTCTTATGCTCCTTTAAGATGAGGCTCTTTTATGTGAAAATCCCATCCGAGTGGAGAGCATGAACCACACGGATGGGATGAATAACTTTCAGGCGGATACTGTGACAGTCACAGCAGACGATGTAACGTCACCGCTTGTAGCGGTAACTTCCGTCGTCCCCGCAGCAACGCCGGTAACCTTCCCTGTGCTGGCCACAGTTGCCTTGGACACCGCATTCGATGCCCACTGCGATGATGCGGTGACATCAATCGTCGAAGCGTCTGCCAATGTCGCGACAGCCTTCAGTTGAATTGTTGAACCAACCTGCACAGTCGGTGCGGTCCCGCCATCAGCGGCGGTCACCGCTACCGACTTCACGCTTTTGGGTCGTACTGCCATTCGTTGAACTTGGTGGTGGAACCATTGCCCACGATTTGATCTGGCTGCCATGTCATCGTTACCGATCTGCCCTTGACGTTGCCACGCTCAGACTGATCCACTTCTGTGTTGGTGACTTGCACGACACCGTTCAGACGACGAATTTTCCCGTTCTTGTAGATCTCTTCATAGAAGAGAATCCACTTCGTGTCCGGCGTATATGTATCGACAGCGATCATGCCGTTCGCGTCGGCAGTCTGACCGGTGATGAGTTTGCGGACAGCGGCGTTGAACTCCGCCAACCCATACTGGATGGTCAGCGTTGGGTCTTGGTTTAGGAAATAGCCTTTCTGGAAGAACTCGATGGCATCATCCTTGTCCTGGCTCTCGGTGGCACCGCCGTCCTGTTTGATCAGGCCCAGCCACACGTAAGGATTGGTGGTCGGCCAATCGACCGTAGGCCCACCCCCTTGCTCGGAGGTGAGCAGGTTGGCTGCGTCGTATGGGGCGACGGCCAGTTGGCCGGTTATGGGGACATCTACTGCTTGAAGATCGTTGCCTTTGGCATCTGCTGTCATGTTTTTCTCTCCTTGAATATGAGAAAAGCCACTCCGTGCGGGGTGGCTTCGAGGAATGTTGATGGTTATTGGATGGTGCCGACCGTCGAATATTCGACGGTCAGGTACCGGCGTGCGTAATCATGGTCGTCCTGAACCGGATAAGGGCCGTTGCAACCGGAATCGATGAGCGCGGCGACCGGCGACTCCCGAGCGGTGACAATCTCTTCACATGTCAGATGCGCATAGATGAGCCTCGCGAGATCATTGGCCGGCTTGTCGTTGGTCTTGGATCCCGCCAGTACGCTCACGCCTATGGAGCGGTCGAATGTAACCTGTGAGGTGGCGGGTCCGGAATCGTCACGTATCACGATCACCGGCTGCTCCAGAGGGGTGGACAGCTGCTCGGGTTCCCTGTTGGTGAACCGGGCCTTGGGGATGCGCGAGCGCAGCCATCCGGTGAGGAACAGTTCCATGTCAGGTGGCAGGTAGAGGGTCATTTCGTGGCCTTCAATGCGCGGGTGAGGTTGCCGGTCTTGGATTCGATGAGCATGGTTTTCGCGTCCGTGCCCACTACCATGACGGTGTCTCGGTGCGCTCTGGATACCGTGCGCAGTTGCAGGCCGTCTCTGTATGCTCCGCTGTCGACGGGGGCACTGGCTTTCGCGGCTTGCAGCACCTTGTCGGCTTTCTGCGAGCACAGACTTTTGACACCGGAGCTGCGCAGGATAGATTCGAAGAACGAGTCGTTGAACTCCACTTGTGTCTGTCCTGATGCGGGCATCAGCCGACCACCTCCTCCAGATTGCATACCAGTGTCGGACGCCATCCCGTGAAAGTGTTCATATCACGAGTCGGATATCCGGCCACGTTCCATTTGCGCCCATCACTGGCTAAGAGCCGGTCACCCCGTTTGACATCGAGATTAGGATCATCTGAAACAAACTGTGCTGTGCTAAGCACCTCGCTGCGCACCGCATCATCCTGTTCAGTGCTCGTAAGAGATGCCAGGGCACCGTCCACTTGCAGATCTTCCGTATCGGTCCAGTCGCCAAGAGTGCTGTTATCCGGCTCATACGAGTCAACAACCTGTTTCCTGCGCTGACGTGTGAACTGTTCCGTGTGCCGCAGTGAAAACGTTGAATTCTGTTCTACGTAATCGGCTGCGGTGCTCATGACACCCCCCATGTCAGCTTGTACGGCTCTAACGCGTCCTTCTCGATCTGCAGGAGTGGGATGCTTAAAGGCGCTCCGCCCGCAGTGATGAACGTAACGCTCGAACCGTTCGTGGATTGCGAGCCGATAACTCCAGGACCAGTCGAACCGCGTTGTGCGAGCTTCAATATCAGAGAGGTCACGTCTGCGACTTCACCGGCATCGAAACCGTGGGACAACGTAACTTGTACGGCTCCTGGACAGTCGGGAAAATATCCGTCACGGAGACGTACGGTCCCTGCGGTGCTCCAATCGATGCTGTCCTTCATTTCAACGCCGTTTACCAGCAGGCTTGAGATGTCGGTGACGTGCATGGATGGCAGCAGCAGCGTGCGGGTACCGTAGGAGTCAAGCTTCAGTGTCTGTTCGATGTTTGGGGCGATGTGCCAGCCGCAGTAGGATCGCACGGATTGCTGTGCGGCCTTGAGCCAGGTCGATGAGTCCACCGTCGTATCACTGGGTACCAGGTCTGGAATCATTTCAGCCATCGCCCCGCCACCTCACTTATCTTGCTTGGCGGTGGAGGTTTTGCGCTTCACCGTTTTGGATGCGCCCTTGTTCTCTGGTGCGCGCTGTGTGACCTCAACCGCGTCTTTCGGCTGTCGCCCTTCCCTGTACAGGAAGGTTCGCCCATTGAGTTCATAGGGTTTCATCATCATCGATCACCTCATGCCGCAGCGCCAAGAGTCACCTTGGCGATAGCTGCAGGGTACTTGACCTGCAGACCGAGACGTTCGCGCAGGCGCACAGTGATCTGATCGTTGGTGAAATCATCACCGTGAGAGTTGGTGGATTCGATACGAACTCCACCCTTACGGAACACCTTCGCAGCTGTTGAGAACGCGCCGACGACAACAGTGCCCTTCGGGATGCTGGCAGACACAACAGTGCGAAGCCCCCACAACGATGGGTTTTGCATAATGCTGCCATTGCCATACTGGCCAGCAAAGAACCCGCCACCGAAGTACTGTCCGTTTCCGTCCTTGGACAAACGAATCGTCTGATAGTCAGCTGGGTTGATGACGATGCCGTCAGCAGCGAAGCCGGTGACCTCCTGCACGGCGGTGATGGCCTTGAAGATCAGATCAGGGTCGCTGACCTTCTCTCCCGAAGCGTTCGCCACGGTCTGGATGCCGTCGCGGCTGAGCACGCCCTTGATGGAGTTGCTGGTGCCGTCACCGGAAAGCAACGCAAGTTCCTCACGCAGCTGCAGATCATAGAGCGCGGTCGAATTGATCTCGGATACCACATAATCGGCATCCTCCGCCATGTCATCGGTGATCTTGAAGAACCCTGCGACCTCTGCCAGAGAATCGGTCACCCATGTGGGTTCTGCCAAATGGATCTGAGGCTTTGCGCCGCCTTCCGCCACGAATGCCGTGGATCCCTCGAGCGCTCCGAACACCGGATACTTGATACTGTTGCCGGAAACCGTGCCCGAGCCGAGAATGTCGGCGAACAGGAGCGGACGCTGGTATGGCATGACGAAGTTCGTATCAATGTCGGTAACCAGTGGACCGTAAGCACCATCCGACTGGCCGACATGCTGCACGTCGGTTGCAGCCTTGAACTCGGTGGTCTGGAATCCTTGGGTCTTCGTGTCAAGAACCGTCAGACCCGCATTCTTCAAACTCTTGATGAAGAACTCGCCTGGAGTCTTGGCATCAATAGCATCAGACTTAGCT